TCTTGTAGTGCCGCTGACGCCCCTATAGACACCTGTAAGCACATTGCCTTCTTTCTTTGTGTAAAAGCAAATTTCCGAACCAATCTTTACATATCCATATTCTTCTGGAAATGCATATGCATTGTCTAGATAAATTTCTTGATCATTAACATTTAAATTTTGAGCAAGAGTCGTAAACTCAGTTATGAGATTTTTTTCATAAAAGTTGATATCATAATATTCTGAAATATTTGACAGTATATCTAATGGCTGACCCTGGATTTCAAGTCCCTCATAGTATTTTTCTATAAATGTAGAAAATGTACTATATTGGTTAGAAATAAATTCAGGAAGTTGTCTCTTTACTAAATTAGATAACTTAATTGCCATTTACTTATTCTGCTCTTGCAATAAAAGTGCTTTTGCTTATATCGACATCTAGATACTGTTCGCGCAGTGCAAAAATATCTTTTTTGGATGGTACTACTCTGAGTTCAATAAAATTATTATCGAAAGAACCTTTTATGATGGTAAGGTTATAAAGTTTAACTTCACCCTTAACGTAGTCAACTGTTCCTATGTCATTATTTAAAATAATGTCGCTATTTTCGCCTACCCTATATAGGATCATTGTTCCATCCTTATCCTTGACATAAACTGTAAATCTTGGATATTCTTGAACAACAAACCCAGTCGATTGAACTGTTGCTCCTTCGCAATCTTTATCAAATTCATTCTGATAACATACCTCATAATATGAAGTTGTATTGAGAATTGGATTGATATCCTTTCTCATTGTAAATGAAGTGATATTAGATTGAATGGATACGTCGGCATTATCAATAACAGCATTAATTTTACTATAACGCAGTTTGCCTGAAAATTTTTCAGTCTCAGAAAGTTGCACATAATCTTGAACAGCTTTACTAACTCTAGAAGAGATATCTTTGCTTGTTAGATTAGTTAAATTTTTTGAATAGTAAATGTCGCTAAGAATCTCAACATACAGAACTGAGGGATCTTTAATCTGTGGTCTCACTGATGCCACCATATAATCTTGCAACTCAGAAATAATATTCAGTTTTGCTGCAGCACCTAATCGAACACTATTCTTTGGTTTGATTACAATATTCACAACTCCATATTCAGGTGGACTTTCGTCTTCTCCACCATATACAATTATATCTGCTATGTTTGGATAAATTTTACCAACAATAGATTTAAAGTCTTCTGCTGTTACTGCTCTGTTTTGAGTTGCAAAATACTTTGGTGCTGAATATTTAATTTCCTCAGAGGATTCCATTTCTGCCCCACCATCGGAAACAGATTCATTAGTTATTTCAATATTTGCATTATAAGTAAAATTATCTGTATCTACTAGTAATCCAGTAAATCTAAAAGACCTTGCTCCATTCACATCAGGTCCATTAGTAATTAGATAACTTACTTCAATATAATTTTGATCAGCGAGTGAAATGCCAAATACGCCATCGCCAAAAATTATTTCATATCTTTCGTCATCAACTTCTTCAATAAAGAAGATCCTCGATTGACTATCTACATCTAGAATATTAGATTCTGCATTAAATACAACTTTTGAAGTTGTATTTTCATTTTCGAAAACATTGACTCTAATCGAAGAAACATCAATGTTTTGATTTTTTAAAATAAACCTATTGCTCTCTGCTGCATTAAAAGTAAAATACTCAGTGACTAAAGTTCCTTCATATAAATCCACATCATTAAATGTGGCGACACTATTTGCCACAGGAACTGTAATATCATCAACAGTTACATAATTGTAAATGCTGGAATCAAAATTTGTTACAAATCCAGTTCCTTTCTTTAAAATATATGATTTTGGTGGATTTGTATCAGTAATAGTTGCTGTAAAAGATACTTTGGTCGTTGATGCTACTTTCGACCTAGGTGAGTATCCCAACTGCTTTGCAATCTTAACTACATTATCTCTTAGTGTAGCAGATTCCAGAAAAAACTCATTCGCCACCATATTGGTGTTGAATGCTGTATAATATGTGTTATATGCCAAAACATCAAGCAAATTGCTTAATGCAGACCCTTCAAAGTCATAGTCAGTAAATTCTGACTGCGCCCTCATATAATTTTTAAGATTTTCTTTTATTTGAAAGAAATCTAAATTAGTAAGTTGTGAATAAGGCACTTTATAAACTCTCCAAGAATAAATCGGCAGTTAGTAGATTGTCTTCTCTTCCTACAATTACAAAGTACAATAAGACTTTAAATCCATTACCTGATGAATCTACAGTTACGTCTATTTGATCTATAGAAATTCTAGGTTCGTATCTTTCTAATACTTCCTCTATTTCTTGTTTAATTAAACCAGCAGTAACAGATCCAACAGGTTCAAACAATAAGTTATATAAATTTGAACCTAATTGACTATTAAAAACTCTTTCAGTTTTTCTTGTGTAAAGAAGTGAAAGCACAGACTGACGAATCGCAGCTTCATCTTTCTTGACAGTAACATCTCCAGTCACAGGATGCGACTTAAATGTTAAATTCAGATCTTTAAATGTCTGAAACTTAAGCACAAGGAGACTATATAACTACCCTATTATTTATCACCATCTCTCAACGTAGTCGTCGAATCCTCCTTTACCACCACAAGGTTTTGATAACCTATCAGAAGGTGGATCATTTTTCTTCTTTTTATTCAAATATCGTTCAGAGGCATACTCTGTAATTAGTGTCATACCAGACTCGATAAACTCTTTACCCTTATCTACAGGTGAATTTGCCATGAAAAAACCTCCTTAAAGAACTACCGAAGTAGAACTTTTAAAGAGGTTGCTATCTCAAAAATATTTATCGACCTTGACCACGATAACGCTTACGCTTACCATTACGAGATGAAGCAGCATATTTTGTATGTTTACCCATACCCTGTCGCGTCTTCTTGGGAACAGACTCAATCATCTTGTCGCCCATCAATCCAACTTTTGATCGTGCCATAATGCCTCTCAATTTACTTTGTCATTCTAACATGCCTAGGAGGGTCTGTCAAGTGCCTTGTGCAGATAATCAAGTGTCTGTGCCAAGGTCTCGTATTGGACCCCACCAGGGCGCTTATACATCAGTTTAAACTCTGATGATTTTTTCTCTAATGCTTGGATTCTACTCTCCAAGGAATTGAGGCGTGTCAAGACCTCCTGTAACAGTTTCTGCTCTTGAGATTTGTCCATAACGTGTTTCAATTTCTAATCCTGGATTCATACCAGTTCTATACATGTCTGTAGCAAGTTCTTCAATTGTATCAGCAAATTCATTGAAATCATCAAATTTTTGCTCTTTCAGTGTTCCGTCTTTTGTTTTGTAAGTTACTTTATGTTTTTCCATGGTTAATTTAATAAGTCTGGATCTGTTGTCCACCCAGGTTGGGTGTCTAACCCATTTAGTGATTGGGCAAACTTTGTAGGTGTATTTAGGTTTCCAGCAGCAACAATTACATTAAATGTAGACCATCCTGCCACTAATCCACCAGGTGCTAACGCTGAAACCCCAGTGATAGCAACGGGTCTGCCGTTTACTAATACTCTTGGATATCCGGTAGCAATGACATCTGGATGTATATCTAGAGGTGTGCAAAAATGTGGTAGTGTTACATCACCCACTCTATGCGCTAATCCAAAGTTCATTTTTACATTAGGTGATGCACCAAGAGGAGGTGGCGTATATCCTACTGGAGGCCAACATCCATGACCCGTTGTAACATCTGCTCCGTTATATGTTGCTGGAAATAAACTCATCCGAATATTCCGAAACTATCTTCTGATTGATATGTACCATCAGTATTAGCATCTAATAAATCAGTGAAAGTAGTTTGTAAAGTTTCAACATACTCTTCATATGCACGTTGTGTCCTAAAACACTCAGTTACAGCATTACCAAATTCAGTTACACCTGGTGGTTCAGGTAGATCATTTAAATTACGACCTTTACATGGACCCGCTACTTGTTTCTGAGCACATAACAACTTATATATGCCAGCATAATCATTCTCACAATCAACACATTGGTGAATAATAAATGGTGTCTTTAATATGATTGATGGTACAGTGGGTGTTGCTGGACTCCGGATAAATGGTGGATAGATTACACTATCAACTATAACAAGATAATAATGTCTCATTACCTTGATCTCAGTGTTCTTATATTGTATAACCTGTGTACTACATCTTAAATACTCCTTCATGATATCTTCATAACATATACCACCAAATTGATTTGTGGTGAGAAATGTGTACGGAGTAATATTACTAGCTCTCAAATCTTTAAACTTCGGTAAAGATAGTGGAAAGTCAATCCGCCCAGGTTTTTTGTCCTTACAAAATCTACCATTAATATTATATCGACATATTTCGGCACCTTCCGTTAAGACCCACTCACGATCTGTCATATTCCTATCGGTGTAATATCCCGCTAGATTCGCAAACATAAAATCATATCCCGGTCCAATCCCACCCCGTGAAAATGCACTCACAGGTGATGGCACAATAGGTGGGTAATTTAGATTTGGTACTTGCTGGATGAATGGCTCAAAATATAATCCCGGTGCCCACCATGGACTAATACCAATTCTTAATGTCTCCTCTAATGATCTGGTAGAATCTGGAGGCTTTATGCTGGGCAATGGATCTTCCAGCATACACCCGATCTTAGTGATAGTTATATTAAATATTTTCTCATACCTGTTAGGTACTACAACACCACTGACAGGATCTCTGAATCCACCTCCAGCAATGATGTCAGATAATTGTACGTCATACGGCGAAACATAACCCCTACCACCAGGTATTAACCTACTAAACACCTCTCGTATTGCCTCAATCGCACTGTTGGGCGCAGTATTGAAAGATAATAAAGGATTTAACTCAAATGATCCGCCAGGAATTAATCGCGCTAAACTTAACGGATTTTCAACTAACCTCTTAAGTGATTCGATACTACCAAAGGGGAATGAAAATAAATCCCCAACTATACCATTCGATTCTAACAAATATGCCATTCAACTTTTACGGCGATTTTTTTCTGCGGGAATTTTTTTATTCTCGATGATATTTATCGCTCGTTTGGATACTTTTGTAGGTTAGAAAGTGCTAGATGGGACCCGTAATCGCCCGGCCCGCCCGATATAACAAATAAGGGGCAAATTAACTGCCCCTCAGTGTTAATTAGTGACCCTTGGTAAAGTGTAACTGTGCCTTGCGAGGTTTGACTGCTTTAAGTTTGACAATCTTAAACTCTTTGTAACTGTCTTGCGATAAGTTTGCCTGTGAAGTCATTTTTAACTTTGTAAGGGATTGTGATGCTGTGTTCATGTTTTGTGAAGACATAGTGTGATCCGCCGTTACGTTTTTTAGTCCAACCTTGCAACTTAGCAAGTTTGAATAGTTGTTTAGTTGTCACACGATTTCAGGTGAAACTGTACGCTTAGCGTTGGGTTCGTGAGAGTAACGATTGCGGTCAGGATTAACGAATCCATCGTAACCATTAGCAGACTTACGTTCACACGCTGCCTGTACATAAGCAGGCAACGCAATGTTCACTCTATCGTGAACAAATTGAGTGCGCTTGGTTATCAGTGAAGATGCGAGACGATACATGAGAATTAAGCGAGTGTGAGTGAGTGTGAATCAGTGGCGATCAGAAATGTTAAACGAACCCCAAGAAACATCAGGGGCAGGGATACGCCCCTCACGAATATCTTGTTTACGTTGTGCCTCTGCTTTGAGTTGATTGATATATGATGCCATCACAGATTGGCAGATGTCATCGTTAGCGGCGTTGTCGTTAACGTAGAAGCAACCGTTGTGAACTTTTTTCATTGAGTGTTAGTTAGTGAATGAACAGTTAGTGTGAATCAGGACCACAGAGAACGACGGCGGCGCTTCTCTATTTGGCGAGGATTCAGGCAAGCACCCTTACCAAAGTTCTCAGATTGAGACCAGTTGGAAGGAGGGCAATACTCCACTTTGGAGTTAGCGAAGCGTTGCAGGTTGTCGCGTATGCGTTGATCGTTGTTCATACAGACATTATAGGCACAGGGGGGGAGCGTCTGGGGTCGCTAGTGTGCCACTGCGCCAACTGGTTTTTTACTGCCAGGCATTTCTGTTTACAAACTCACCGGGAGTTTGCCTCATTGGGCGACAGGTAATATTCTGCCAGGTGTAACGAAGGATTGCACGACGTGATACATTTTTGAACGTATATTCAGTCAGGGGCGTGTTAAACCAACGCACTGCAATCTTACCCCTGATAGGTGATACTTTAAGAGTCCAGATTGAGGCGCTGTCGTTACAGTTGAGGTTGAGCATGTAGTGAAGAAAAATGTTAGTTAACGTGGTGCCCGAAGGCATCAGTTATCAGCGAAGATGTGAACGGGGCAGTAAGTAGAACCGTCGTTACATGCAGTGAAATCGTAATACAATGCAGAATCCCACGTTGCTTCCCAATCAACAACAATCGCAGCAGGAATATCTAAGCACATGGTGTTAGTGTAGAACTCCTCTGCAAAATCAGCGGTTGATTGATAGCAACCCTGATAGCGTTCATCACAATTTTCGACGTAAGAAACGCACCCCTGCTCTTCAATCAGGGCATCAACTGCCTCATAACCGATTGCCTCACCGCAACGCACATATTCTTCGTAAAAGTGAAAGAAATCATCCTCATCATGCTCATCAATGAAAGTGAGCATTGCTTGCAGATCGAAACAATCATCGAGCAAAGTATCGATCATCTCAACAACACGCTCAGACAGGATTTCTTTGTAGTTAGCAGTCAGGGTCACAGACATTTGAGTTTGGTTTGGTTGACTTGTATACAATACACGATTTTGGGGTCTGTGCCACGATTGTGTGACACTTCCCCAACTGGTCAGGAGAAGACTAGTTGAGAGATACCCTCAACAATATCGCCCAACTCGATAACAGTGTGCCCGAGGTAATCTTCAACCCAGACATAAGAATTGGACTCATTGTGCATAGAGTAAGCAACATCGATAGCGTGATCTTGAGAGTAGCAAACCTCACGCTCATCGAGTTTGGGGCAACACACAGTGTAGTTCATTTGTTCCTTTGTTTGTTTGACCCTTATACAATACACGATTTTAGGGGTCGTGCCTATTTTGTGTGCCACTAGTCCAACCGACCACTCGCGGCTCGAATTCTCAATAAGAAAGAGTAGTTGAGAATGATAGATTACGCCTGCGTGGTATAATCTATCTCTATAATTGCACCCTGGGAGGCATCATCAAACTCCTCACAATCCCACTCGCTTTGTTCCTCAATTTCCTGATACATTTCCTGAATGGTCATTAGAAACTCCCAAGGTGTGTTAGTTATATTTAATCAGTTCAATCGCATACCGGAGAAGAAGTCAACGGTTTCGCCATTAACTGTTACAAACCACTTATGTTGCTTTTGAAATACACGCTCGCCAGGCAATCCATGCTCGCTCAGAATAGCATTGAGACGAGATTTGGTGGTGTTAGTCTGCCAACCTCCATCAAATAGTTGCACGAAGTCATCACCTACAACAGCGATCTTGTTACCATGCAGACGCACAACAGATGCACCAGTTTCACTATCAAAATGCACAGAAGTGTTTGCCTGTTGCCAATCAGAATTGTTGCTGATTGCGTTGTTCATCAGTGCTTCGATCTTACGCATTGAATGTCACAAATTGATTTGACTCTTATAGTATTGCACCCCTTGCAGATTTTCGCAAGGGGGTGTGTGACACTTCAATAACTGTCATCATACTCATTGACATCTTTGAACTTTTGGACTTTCCTCTTAGTCTGACGACGAAGATTCTTCACTTCGTAACCATAATCCTCGAAATCGTCTTCATAATAGTTATTCTTGCTATTATGATTTGTTCGATGATTGTAATTCTTGTTAGACATGATTAGTTTCTAATTAGATCTCCTGAAGATTGTTATTTTTACGTTGATCAGTAATATATTTACCTACTGATCCATTATTTAGAGTAATAAGAATAGTTTCGAATACAAATTTGTTGATATTTGTATGTTTATACTGATATACTTTGCTTTTATTAGAATTATAGGTTAATTCTACAATATTATCACTAATATCAATAGAATATAGCAT